TTCAATATATAGGTTCTTTTTACCACCTTTTTCTTCGGTGATAACCTTAATATCCTCGATAGTTTCTGTGATTAGTTTCATTGTTCGTACTCTTCTTCTGGTACATCGTCTTCATTTTCATATTCAACTACAGGTTCTCCCTGCTCATAGTAATCATCCTCATCTTCATAGTTTCCTGATGCAAACATGTTCTGAGCAATTTCAACCTTTCTCATTCCGATCTTTTCTGATGCAAGACCGTATAGTGCATCATAAATTTTTTCATTTGCATTTACATTGTTTCTAGCAATAATGCTATCAACAATTTCTTGTGACAAAGACATAAAAACCTCAATAATATATAAAAATTACAATAACTATTTATTAAAATTTACCTTTTCCGTAATCGGATGGAGCAATAAAATCTTTAAATTGACTATTAATTCCACCACCTGCTGGACCAGCTTCGCCTGATGCAGCTTGATCAGTTGGCATTGGTTGCTCTTGTCCTGGTGGTAACATGCCCTGTTGGTCCATCATCATTTGATTGGGATCTTGGATAATTCCAATCTCCTTCTCTTTTTCAATCTGCATATCAATCTCTTCAATCTCATCATCAGTCTGTTTTAGAATTTGTCTGCGAACATATTCTACTGAGAAGTATTTGCCTAGATATGGTTCAACTTGATTCACAATATTAAGTCTATCATTTAGAATTTCTGATTCTTTTAATTCAGTGAAATGATTATCAAAGATATAATCATACTGAATATATTCTTTCATTTCTTCCCAATCATCTGCAGTAATAATTCCTTTTAGAATTAATTGGGTTTTGAGAAGATCGTGGAATAGCTCACTAAAACGCTTACGAAGTCTACCCACAAACTTTGCAAATTTTAGTTCATCTCTGGTAATCTCATTAGTTCTACCAATAGTAAAAGAACTTTCTTGCTCTAGTCTTGATAGAGGAATATTGAGAGATTTATACAGCTTCTTCTGGAAATACTTAACATCTTCTAGTTCTCCTAGGTTCTGTCCGCCAGGAAGTGTGGTAATCTCTGTACCACGACCACCTTCACGACGAGGTAACCAGAAGTCTTCAAGCATACTTAGATGCTTACGATCATCACGAATTTCACCAGTTGCGGAATCATAAACTAATTTGTTTCTGTATCTACCCATGACTTCACGAAGATACTGCTCTGCCTTTACTTTTGGAAGATTACCAACATCAATATAGAAAATACGACGCTCTGGTGCTCTTGAAAGTCTATAGATAACAAGAGAATCTTCGATCATTCGCAGTTGATTAACTGCTTTGATAGCTTTATATAGATAGCTCAAGACCATATTTCTATTATGGTCAAATAGTCCAGACGTTACATATGTAACTGCATCATTGGAAATTTTAATTCCATTTGCATCAGATCCCTTGTATCCTCTAGGGAAGTAAATGTAATATTCAATGAACTCACCATAGTCATACTTTTGACCTTCCATGGTGGTCAGTGAGTCTACATTCTTCTGCCTTTTGATTTCTCTAACTCTTTTAATCTTTAGTGAGTCAATATAACGTAATTCTTTAATTCCTTCTTTTGGTTTATCGAAGTCAATAATTTTATGATAATATAATCTTCCATCAATATACCAGCGACGGAAGATGTTATGGCATTTTTTATCAAAACTTAGAAGACGTAAAATATTTGCAAATTCTTCTTTGATTGATTTTTTAATTTTATCACTTGCTTGTAGGGTAGAAAGTTCTACAGATACTGGGGCATAATCTAGATCACTACTGATAGCTTCATTGATAATATCATCAATAGCACTATCAATTTCTGGGTGCAATGCAATTTCTCTATACTTTCTAACTAGCTCAAATTCATTATTATGTTGACCAACGCCATCTAAATCTAGATACTGACCAAAATAGGCACCTGCCGCTACTACGGAGGTGCCATCATCATCATTAGGAGGCGCTGGTGAAAACGCCTTGGCTGGTTTCTTTTTTCTGTCTTCAATAGAGAAACCAAATAATTGCGTCATAATAATCCTGTAACTCTTTTATGTATTTAGTGTCAGAGAGATGGGGTAGTTACTTCAAAGAAGTTGTACTGAAATTCTACAGTAAACTCTTCAATCTGATCATTTGCTTCAAATGATAGATCAATTGATGATACTGCAGAAGGCCAAGCATCATAGAACTTATAAGCACGAATTACATCCATGCCATCTACACCCTGATTATTTGGGTTTGCAGGTGTTCTGCTTGGGGTTTGTCCATCTCTGCTGAGTTGGAATACTGTCATATCTACACAATATGAAGCACCACCATCTGCACCATAACCTAACTGTGATACATTCTCAGTTAGAGCATTGATTCCTCTTGACCATGCTTCAAAAGCTTGTCTGATTTGGAATTGACCATCATTAACTACTGTTACTGACCATGGTTCAAAGGTTCTGTCTCCAGCAACCTTTAGCATTCTTCCACGGAAAGGAACTTCAATAGTTCCAATATTTGATGCAGGAATCTGTGCAGTCTTGACCATAAACTCAGCTTGAGTTGTCAAGTTTGCAGATGAAGTAATAGAACCAATATCTGCAACCTGTGATAATTGTGAAGGGAAGTTTAGTCTAACTAGGAATAGATTAGGTCTTGCACCACCCTTCTTTAGATATGATTTGAAATCTGAAATACTCTTAGCCATTGTGTTCTCCTAGATGGTTTACGAAAGAATAATTACTGAGTTAGTTCGCCAAAGGAAATGCCAGTTCTTGTAGCAACAAAGGTAATGGTGATGAAGTTGATGCTTCTTGCAGGCTTCACATAAATTTCAGCATTAAACTCGTTCCTGTCAATAACATCTGCAGTATTATTAGTTTCATCACATACTACGAGGAAATCATAAATACCTCTTCTTCCCTGAACACCTCTTAGATAAGGTTCCACAGCAGACTTGAAGGAACTTCTGGTTACTTCGTCATTAATTTCAAATAGTTGGAATTTGGAGAATCTTGCGATGTTCTTCTCAAGCTCAATAAAGAGTCTACGAACATTGATTCTGTTGAATGCACTAGGAGAAGATAGAGCAGTTTTGTCACCGAATAGAACAATACCTTGTCCTGGGAAGGAAACGATGGGGTTAATTCTGTTGGTGTATAGTCTGTCTCTTTCTGACTGTTTTGGTGAATATGCAAGTTTGGTTGCATTTCTTAGGTTTCCTCTGTTGTATCCAGCAGGAGAGAACCAAGTTTCTGCATTAATAGTAGTGTTGATGCAAAGACCAGCAACGTCTGCAGCACAAGGAACATAACGATAAGTATCATTGTACTTATCATAGATGTACTTGTAGCCAGAGTCAAAGATTGCAAATGAGCTACTAGCAATACCGTTAAAGAAGTCTACGATATTCTCAGTCTTAACAGCACTGGTTGAACTATTGATGACATCAGATCTTCTAGGAGAAATTACTGCCATGCAGTCTCTTCTTGATTCTGCAATATCAATTAGGGTTGCTGCTCTATCTACATTGATTGAACCTGGGATTAAGAAGTCTACATCATTAAAAGTTTCAGAATCTCTGAGTAGCTCGTATCCAGCAGTTACAGCTGATGCAATATCAGATGCATCATTTGTGAAATCATAATCAGTACCACCAGTTAGGCTAAAACCTAAAACTGGAGATCCTGAGTTTGAAATTGGTGAAAATACCTTATTAGCACTATTGGTCTCCCCAATAGCTGCATTGGTAACACCTTCTAGTGCAATTTTATTAGCTGAAATAAAGTCAATACCAGTTGAATATCCTGGGAATACATACTTAGATCTTTCTGCAATTGCAGCGTGGAAGTATACTAGTGAACCATCTAGAGTGCTTGCATCCTTTGCCTTGGAAACAAATAGATACTTCTCAAGAATTGTATTTGGAGTTCCAGTGATGATACCATCTTCGTCTAGAACTAGGATGTGCATCTCATCAAACTTACCGCCTTTTGCAGCTACTGATGATGAAGTTCCTGGTTGTGGTGCAACATCTCTCCATTTTAGTCCAGATGCATACTCTAGAGTGTCATAGTAAGTGTTATTTACTGAACCAATTTCTCCTTCAGCAACTAGCTCTACTGGAGTTCCAGCATTGTCAGTAATACTGTAAGTTGCATTTCCAGTAGTAGGAATTCTTTGTGTGCTATTGTTTAAGATAATGTGAAGTGTATTTGCTGTAGTATCTACTTTGTAGATCCAGCCAGTACCAACTTCTGTACCATCATTTAGAATTCTGATAGCATCTCCAGCAGCTACAGATGGATCTGTACCAGTATACGTGATGATCTGGTCTGCACCATGATCTACCGCAACAACTTTAATTGAATTGAAAAGTGAACCTGCACTTCTTCCTGCAAATTTAAAAGCAGTTCCACTATAATTATCAAAATCAAACTTACTCTTGATGGTGAAACCTGTTAATCCACCATCTGATGATGAATTTAGTACAATGCTTGAACTTGTTGGTCTCACTACAGCAGCAATTCCGCCATATTGGATAATTGTTGATGCTGCAAACCAAGCTTCATAATTGTTATCATTTGGCTTACCAAATGTTTCTACTAACTCTTTCTCACTTGTAACAAAAGTTACAGTATCTACAGGACCAGTTTCTGCAGCAATTACAACTGCAGCAACATTTTGGTCAGATACATTAATATTTGGAGTTAAATCAACTTCTTTAATGGATACTCCAGGTGAAGCAAACGCCATGTTTATTACCTCTATGAGATTTTTTTTCTCAAAACTATTTATTTATCTTTATATTTTGAACTACTTATAT